TTCTGGTTCTTTCTGATCCTTTTTGTGGTTCGAGAATATTTGAAAATAAAAGCTTAAACAAAACGTTTAAGTAATTAACTTCTTATTTAACTAATGAAACGTCTACGAGAAGCCAGTTGTTCCCTTTGTGCTCAGCCTCTTCTCACTTTAGGAGAACAACCCCTTTGTAAAGAATGTATAAAGGACGAGTGCTGTATGTCGGACCAACTGGATTCTTACGACAGAGTATCGTGTAACACGTTACTACCTCTCAAACGAAGAATAGAGAACGGAGAGCAACGCTCATATTGTATTGGACATTGGAAGAAGAGGACAGAAACGTGTAAGATGTGTCCTTCTAAATGTATTCTGAAAGCGTACGATGATTGGAATTATTGCAAAAAACATCTTCCGGATCAGGAAGACAGAGACCAGCTAGTCATGAATCTTTTGTCGAATAAGACGAATCTTGACGTAGCGCAGCTAGTGAAGGCGAGGTTGTAAAAGGAATTTTGCTTCGCAAAATTCCGTCTTTGCCTGGACGAGTCACCGCATTAATCGCTCTGTAAGTATCATGCAAGTCTAGAGAAGTGCTAGAAGCTGACTTAGTGAGCTTTGGTTCTGGGATTTCTATGGAGATGTTCATTTGATTTAACGAAGGTATTAATTTGTTAAATTCTTTTTCTTGGAACGATTGTACCATTTGATTGCTTGTGATTCGGTCAAGTATTTTATGGTCATAAACCGGACCGCGTCTGGGACTTCGTTCCAATTATAAATTGCGGCGACTCGATACGCGTTATTTCTAGATGTTGGAGACGAAGAGTTCGCTTCCAAACTCGCACAGCTCGCATTATTTTGAGTATCTTTCACGGCATTTTCGTAAGATTTACTCTTTTTCATAGATTGCAGAGCATTGGAAAGCACAGGGTAAAATCCTGTGCCGTGTACAGAACCGTGCTTTGTGCGTTCTCCTATTGTTAGAGTAATGGCTTCTAAACTTACGACTCGTCGAATGAAAGACTGTGCCATTAATTTAACAATTTATTAATTCGTAATTTAAATGAAGTTATTCGTTCTTCGCCACGAGGAACGCGATTTGACAAAGCCATTCACCACGACGCATTTGACAGACACCGGAAAGCACAGAGCGGCAACGTCGCTAAAGAGGCAATTGGAAAAAGAAGACATCAACGTCATTTATTCAAGTCCTTTTTTGAGAACGTTGCAAACCGTCGGTCCTTATGCAAAATCTAAAGCTATTCCTATTCGGGTGGATCATTGTTTACACGAGAAGATCGTGGACGACGATTTCAAAGATCCAGAATGTTGGGATTTTGAATTGGAATATCACATCAAGTCTCAATTCAAGATAGATTCATATTATAAAGGTCATGGCAGCGCGAAAGACGTCATCTTCCCAGAAACAGAAGCAGTGATCAACAGAAGAGTCATGAAAATACTTGGACATATAGAACACACTCACGGAAGTACAGACGACCGCGTTCTGATATGTACACACATGGACATCGTAAACACGATAGTGAGACACTACGATCATTCGTACGGCGCTCCGTTTCATGCGATGGGAAAATTGATGCAAGTGAATAGAAATGCGCATATGCCTGAATATAGGAGAGTTCCCGGTTTATTGTGGAGAGGCATTGAATGGCTTCAACGAAAAAATTAAAAATATTTTTTATAATAAATGTCTTCCGCCGGTTCCGCGCGTTCCATGTCAAGCAAGAGCTCTAGAACTAGAAGCTCACGAACAAAGTCCGGAGGTTCTAGCAAAAGCCGCCGTCATATCTCTGGTCTTTCGAGTTCGAGCGATAGTTCACACAAAGCAAGTCCAGCGACAAAGAAAATGATCAGGAACAAGACTATAATTTGGCAATGTCCTAAACTGAGCAGACCTGCGAGCGTCGTAAGACCAATGATGATTCGCCCACCGCCGAAGATGTTTTTGACGCCGAAGAGAAGAAGTCCGCGTAAGGTCAAAAAGCCTGTTAAAAAGACCGGCAAGCTTATCAAATTGTCGACCAAAGAAGCGAATAAGCTCGCGAAATGAAAATTCTAGCTGAAAATGGTGAAAATATGAGACAAGTTTTCTTTAAGATGACTATGATGTCTTCTATGAAATGAAGGAGAAACCATTCCTATTTTGTAGAGATTTTTGTCAAGCCATTTTTCAAATGTTGTATTGGGTTGACTATGAATATAGATCAGCCAGAAAGCGTAAATCGCTCCAAAAAATATTACGGTAGATTTATTTGGCTCATGTAAAATTATATTGAGGTGAGATGGCAATATTACTGAACCTAATGAGTCTATGATGTGTGCGTCAAAAGCATCGTATATGGTTGGTTTTATATTTTTGTGATGTTCCAAGTGATATTTCTTAAGAAACGAAACAGTGTGAAATAATTTGTGAATAACAGAGTGGATACCATCTTGGAAAAATATCATTATGTACACCTTTCTATAATCAATATCATTCCATGAATAAACAGATTCAGGTAAAAGGTAAGTGTAATAACATGTTGATAAATATATTCCAATCAAAGGAAATCCGTTAAAATATTTCATTATTCTAATGAACAAATTTAATCTTCTCGTTGAAGCAATTGTCGTTGGTTTAATTTTTCTAATCCTCGGCATCTTCGCCAAAAAGCTCAAACTAAATGAACCAATGACTTTGTTCGTGGCTGGAGCGGCTGGACATTTACTCTTTGAAGTTTCAGGAGCAAACAAATGGTATTGCGCTAATGGGAATGCTTGTAAATTGATTTGATTTTTGGTTTTGATAAAAACAATGGTTTCGACGGAGATGTTTCATCGAATTTAATCAAATATAACGTTGCAGGGTTATAATTGTAATTTCTATGACCAATCATCGGAATAAATTCATATTGTTGATTTCCTAATCTTTCCTTTGGAAAATATTCTGTTTTTACTTTCTTTTGCCTGGGCCACACGCAAAATGGAAATAACAAGGAATATGACATTATTAACTTAAGGAAATAATTTCTTATATTGTTGTGCTAGGATGCCCGAGCTGGTCTAAGGGGTGAGTACAATCACTAAACTTAAGCTCTCATGGCATTGTGTCGCGTGGGTTCGAACCCCACTCCTAGTATAGAAAAGGGATATTCAGTTGACCAAGCTGAATATCCCTTTTTTTTTGGAACTTATTTTAATGGGCAATCTTATCTCTTTTGGCAATGCATCGAGTTCCTTTTCTTTTGCAAATCCATTGGGTGTGAATAATAACGACGACTTTTTGAAACGGGCGCAAAAAAAACAGAACCATTTGAAGAAAAAGTTTATAGAAGAAAAAAATACCAAAAAGAAAGGGGAGTTTGGTAACGCAATATTATTACTAGAAAATGCGTTACGAAACGGAGAATGGAACGAAACAGCGAACCTAATCACCACAACGGATAACACAAACTATGTGAAATTCAACGAAAAGAATTGGGTTTACGACAACTATACAAATATTTTGAAAAATAAAAATGTTCAGAATAAGGTGGAAAATTTGAAAAAGAAATTGGTTATAAGGGTCAACAAAAACAAAGTTAATATTATAAATAAAGAAAATCTTTAAAAAATTCACCTGGAATTCACATGGTCTCTATTTTGAATTTAAAACTTAATTGTTTATTGTAAATATGGCAAATCTAGAGCAACAATGGGACACCGTTGTTTTTAAAAAACCCCAAAAGAAATCCGATCGTCCTTCAACCGCTCCGCACAGCCAAATTACAAAGATCGAAAAGTCCGCGCTAGATTCGACCGAGTCCGACCGGCACGAAACTGTATCTGCGGATGTACGTAAGCAAATTGTGAGCGCGAGAACCGCAAAAAAGATGTCTCAAGCGGATCTCGCGAAAGCAATGTGCGTACAATTACAAGTTGTGCAGCAATATGAGAATGGAAAAGCTATTCCAAAAGGGGACATGTTGGCGAAGATGAGTAAAGCGTTAGCGGTGAAGATTAAGAAATAAATTAGCCTGTGTATATTTCCAAGCAATAATCAAAATAATAATCAATTAATTGCTCATGTTTTACCATGAAGATTCCATATCCTTCATCAGAAACAACTTCCATTATTGAATCTGGTGGTATATTTTTTACCGTTTTGTTAAGTTGCCAAGCTTGTATACCAGCTTGATTCAAAACAACTTTTGTTCCTTCTTCCATTTACTTATACTACGTTCCTATTTTTAACTTACGTCGTTTTTGAATAAACTAGTATTCGTGGGTGTATTCATGTTCTGCTAGAGCATATTGATCACATTCAGAAAGATCTGTAATAATAAAGTCATCATCACTGTATGTTCTTTTTATTGGAGAAACTACAAATATGATAAATGGGATCCAAATAAATGAAACGATTGATAATAAATACATTTAATAATTTATGAATATATTTCTTAAATAATTACAAATTTCTTGCCTAAAGAATTAGGCATAATATTTCCAAAAAGGTTTAAACTTTATCGTTGTTGATTATATAAAATGGCTCTTGAATTTCAAGTAGTTTCATGGTTTGCTGAAGATGTCGAGGATGATGAATTCGGCGGGCTCGAAACTGAAAGTTCCGAGTCCCTTCAGTATACCATCACAATGTTTGGACGCACCATAGACAACAAGTCCGTCAGTCTCCAGACACCTTTTACTCCATTTTTTTACATCGGAATACACGACCATTGGAAATCTTTCCAACAGATGAATTTCGTGGAAGAATTAAAAAAGAAGGTTCCAAAAGATTACCGCGATCACTTGATTAGGCACAGTCAAGTAACTCGTAAAAAGTTTTATGGATACACCAATAACAAAGATTATAAATTTATCCTCTTAGTTTTCAAATCTCAAACTGCTTTTACGAAATGGAAATACGCAGCGATGCGGACTTCCCACGAAATATTCGAAGCCAATTTTGATCCGATGCTTCGATTCGCACACTTGCAAGATATCAAAATGGCGGGGTGGGTTAAAGTTGAGGCTGGAAAATGGGAAGCACGAGAAGAAGACGAACAGCTCCACGAAGTAAATATCGAGGCGATCGTTGGAACCTACAAAAATGTATTGCCGTCAGACAGAGAAGATATTGCTCCTATAGTCCAAGCTTCTTTTGATATTGAGGTCTACTCGGACGAAGGGTTTCCAGATCCAGAGCGACCGAATCACGCGTGTATTCAAATAGCCACGACCTTGCAGCGATTCGGTGAATCTGAACCGTACAAGAAGCATTTGATCACTCTGAAATCGTGCGATCCAATAGATGGAGTAGAATTAGAATCATACGAAAAGGAGAAACATGTGCTCGAAGCGTGGGCGAGGCTTATGAGGGAAGAAGACGTGGATACAATGACTGGATGGAACATCTGGGGATTTGATTTGAATTATATGGGAAAGCGCGCTCAAATGACAAATGCAACGTTCGATATTGGTCGAGTCAAGGCAAAACCTTCGAAATTGTTTCCAGCATCATTTTCAAGCGGCGCATACGGAGATTCAGATTATCTGATGTTAAGTACTTTGGGGCGATTACAAATAGATCTTATGGTTATCGTCAAACGAGAGCATAAATTGGATAGTTACAGATTGGACTTTGTGGCGGAGAAGTTCTTGAAGGAACGGAAAGTTGATATGCCTATCAAAGAAATGTTCAAAAAGCAATTGGGCTCTTCAAAAGATCGCAGAGAGATTGGAGTATACTGTGTACAAGATACCAATCTTCCGCAGCGGTTGATAGACAAGCTCGCCATTCTTCCAAATATGGTAGAGATGGCAAAAGCAACAAGAGTTCCTATGAGTTTTCTTTTGGAACGAGGTCAAGGAATCAAGGTCTTTTCGCAGTTGTTATTTGAAACGCGAGAAGCTGGCATGCTGGTAAAGACATTCATGAAACAAACAGCAGCAGACGAGAAGTATGAAGGGGCGACTGTTTTGGGTGCTAAAAAGGGGGCATACATGGATACGCCTATTACGGGTTTGGACTTTGCAAGTCTGTATCCGACTATTATACGAGCGCATAACTTGTGTCCAAATACTCTGTTAATGAATGATAACTTTGACAATACCAAAGAGAATTGGACTATTGTGGAAATTCAAGAAGATCCAGAAAAGCCGCCGGTGAAATACAAATATGCGCAAAACACACAGGGGATTATTCCAAAAATGTTGGAAAAGCTCGCGTTGAATAGGAAAGCAGCGAAGAAAGAAATGGGGAATGCGAAGAAGGAAGGAAATATGTTTATGTATCAAGTGTATAACGGTAAACAGCTGGCATTCAAAGTATCAATGAATTCTATTTATGGATTCTTAGGAGCGACAAAGGGTATGTTGCCATGTAAACCAGTGGCTGCTGCAACTACAAAGATCGGCAGAGAAATGATAGAACAAACAAAAAATCTGGTGGAAGAATGGTATCCTGGAGCAGACGTAGTATATGGCGATTCAGTTACAGGAGATACACCTCTACTAATAAATTCAAATGGTACAGTAAAAACATGCAGAATAGATTCTCTAGTTCCTTTTTATGAGATTCGAGACGATGGCAAAGAAGTGGGTCAAATAAATGCGATGGTTTGGACAGAGAGTGGATTTACTCAGATAGAAAATGTAATCAGGCACAAAACGACCAAGAAAATATATAGAATTTTGACACATACTGGAATAGTTGACGTGACAGAGGATCATAGTTTATTAAATCAGATAGGAGAGATTTTAAAACCTACTGAAGTATCTATTGGGACACGGCTCATGCACGCGCCAGTTGAAATAACATGTTTCGAAACAGAAGTTTCAATTTCTGAGGCAAAAGTTATGGGATTTTTCTTTGGCGATGGCTCTTGCGGAAGATATGGAGAAAAGTCAAAAGTAAAGTATACATGGGCACTTAATAATGCCAATATCGATTATTTGATTGAGATGCAACAGCTAGCACCTTTTGAAACGAGTCTTATTGATACTATTGACAGTAGTGGAGTCTACAAACTTACAGCTATTGGAAATCCAAAAGATGTAGTGACAAGATACAGATCCATGTTCTACAATTGCCAAAAAGAAAAGATAGTCCCTTCGTGTATATTGAATGGTTCTCAAGAGATTATCAAATCATTCTGGGATGGTTATTATATGGCGGACGGAGACAAAGATCTCAATAAATACACGAGATGTGACTGTAAAGGCAAAGAGGGAACTATGGGTTTATTCATTCTTGCTCAACGAATGGGATACAACGTATCGATAAACTGTAGGAATGATAAGGAATCTATCTTCAGGATAACACTTACCCAAAATAACCAGCGCAAGGATCCTCTTGCCATTAAAAAGATTGAATGTCTTGGAGAGATTACGGATTACGTATATGACTTGACAACGAGCAACCATCATTTTCATATTGGACCGGGAAATATGGTAGTTCATAATACAGATTCAGTGATGGTTAAGTTCAAAACAGAGAAGACCGGCAGAGATGCTATCGAAGAGTGTTTCAAATTTGGGGAAGAAGCGGCGGATAAAATATCCGCGACGTTCAAAAAACCGATCGAGTTGGAATTTGAAAAGGTGTATTATCCATATTTGCTCTTTAGCAAAAAGAGATATGCAGGGTTGATGTACACATCTCCAGAAAAGCCAGATTACATCGATGCTAAAGGAATACAGCTGGTTCGGAGAGACAATTGCCCACTAGTGAGAGACATATCAACAAAAGTTTTGAATACGATTATGTACGACCTGGATGTGAATCAGGCTATGGAGCATGCGAGGAACGCGGCGAGAGATTTGCTATATGGAAAAGTACCTGTTGAAAAGCTGGTGGTGAGTAAAAGTATTAGAAGGATCAAGTACGAAGAAAAAGATGGAGAAATTCAAGCGATTCACGATTACAAAAGCAGCGCGCAACCGCACATCACACTAGCGTTAAAATTGGAACGAAGAGAACCGGGAACAGGGCCGAGGTCTGGTGATAGAATTCCATACGTGTTTGTAAAAACGGGGAATCCAAAAGATCTTCAATATCTAAAAGCAGAAGATCCAAATTATGTTAAGGAACATGGATTGCCGTTAGACGCGGAATACTATCTGGAGCATTCGTTGAATTCGCCATTGGAAAGCTTATTCGAGCTGTTCATGGTAAATCCAAGCAAGGAACTATTTGAGAGAGTCAAGAGAGAATATTATGGCTCGCAGCAGATAAATATGAAGGAGTGGTTCGAAGACCAAATTCGCAAAAGACTTAAGCTCAATAGCGCTTAATATAATAACAAGTAGAATGAAAATACGAGTTCAAGACATAATTATTATAGTGATTATGTCTCATGTAATGCACTTTTTGCTAGAGCTGGTTTATCATAAATATTGTATGCCATTTACATTTAGGGGATTCATGAGTTCATTTTTCACGTCGGGTTCTGGGATGTGCACAGTTATATCGAATTTTCAAGGATCATCGCAAAGGATGATGTTGCAGTACTTGATTTAAGAACTAAATTTGTGCAAATATTACAACATGTTTGCTTCCAAAAACGTAATGAAACAATTCAAAGTACCAAACAAGTCTTCCAAACGTACATCAGTGGTTATGAGTTCTCCCATGTCTTTTAAAGGATGGGCGCCAGAACTGATCAATGGTAGACTGGCGCAAATAGGGTTTCTAGGTTGTATTAGTGCAGATATAGTAACTGGTCAATCATTTACAGATCAAATAACACATCATCCATATGTTTTTGCTAGTACATGTGCACTAATCACATTCGCATCGTTCATGCCAAATTTACAAGGAAAGAATGGAAACCCCGAAGAGTTTACCGAATTTAACGATAGTACTTGGAGTCCCGACTCTGAACAAATAAATGGACGAGCAGCTATGATTGGGTTCGTTTCAATGCTATCGATTGAAGGAATTCTTGGTCATTCACTTTTTAGAAGTCCCTTAGAAGAATTAGCATCATTTAAATATGAATACATTGCCCCAATTGAACTTAAGTACGAACCAGCCCCAGAAATTCAAGAGCCATCACAAGATCTGGTTCCGGAAATTCAAACGGTAGAAGAACCAGCCCCAGAAATTCAAGAGCCATCACAAGATCTGGTTCGGGAAATTCAAACGGTAGAAGAACCAGGCCCAGAAATCCAGGTCTGATAAATTTTAAGCACTTGAAGCAATTCCATAAGCTATTCCTGGTATTGCAAAGAAACATACTGCTACATAAGCTATAGGGAACCAATTCCATTGCGATGTATATTCTCCTAATCGTCTTGCTAAATTTAATGGAATGTTTCTCATGTATGGTATTGGATACCATATACAAATTCCAAATATATTAAAGAATAAATGGGACAATGCGACTTGCCACGCTTCGACTGGGTGAGAAACGGCCACTGACGCAGCCCATATACCAGTGCAGGTTGTTCCAATATTAGCTCCCAACGTAAGAGGGTACATTTGTTCAAGAGATATAATTCCAACAGCTGCCAACGGAGTAAGCGCCGATGTGGTAATACTACTCGATTGTACCATTAACGTTATAAACATTCCAATGATAATAGAAAGATATCCATTAATATCGAGTGCTTTTCTTAAAAGGCAAGTGAATGGTCCTTTTATTAATGATTTTAATAAAGTAATAATCAAGAACAGACAGCAACAAATTGATGAAAGTGATAGCATAACAAGTATAGTTCCTGATTCTTCGTCTGTATAACCCCATATTTTAAACAGTCCACCTTTCAAAAGATCTTTATCACATAATCCTGTTTTGAAAGTTTCGCACACTTTGTATAGATATCCAGATGTATGATTTCCCGGTTGAACTATTGAAAGATTATCACAGTTCATTCCATCTGGACATGACGTCAAGTACTCGTTATCAGCTGGACCACTTCCCATGAGTACATAAGCTGGAGCACGTGCTTTTATTAAATGTTTATCGTCTCCATCCACCCACGATCTCTCAATTCCTTTAATATTTGAACAATCCCAGATATTTCTAGAATCACGAATGCAGAATAATCCTGTGATATCATCATATGTCAAATCACCAATACTTTCACATTTCCCCATGCAATAATTAGTGGCAACGTTTTTAGCAACACTTTTATCATATGATGCTACTCCCTTGCTGTACGGAGAAATATATGGTTTCAAAAAGTCTTGAGCTTCACAATCATTATCTCCAGATTTACGGCAAGGATCAGCTCCACTCGCCATTTCGTATGTCATTTTTCCTAGAAAGTTTGTAATCCATTGTAGTGGTAGTAAAACGCAAACAGATAACATGTTAAACAAATCATGAACAGTAGCTGCAGCAAATCCACGACGAAGTTGATTATCGTCGTTGAAATGCCCCATTGCCACTATGGTATTCGTCACTGAAGTTCCTATATTTGCTCCCATGATCATAGAAATAGCGTTCTGCACACTCAATTCGTTTGCACCTACTAGAGATATGATAATACTTGTAGAAGTGGATGAGCTTTGAACCAGTACAGTTATAAGTATCCCTATCATTAATCCAGACATGGGGTTATCAACGACATCGAACATTTTCGCACTATCCTTTCCTCCTAGTAATTTGAACCCGGTTCCCATAAGAGAAAGTGACAAAAGGA